TATAGTAGATAATATTATGGAACTGACCGATGATGTCCAGAAACGATTTAATGATATGAATCAATCCATCTTTGGTAAGGTTCGTCTCCAAAAGTCGCAAATGTATCTTAATGGATCGTATCCAAGCAGTCCCTGGGCGGGGGACATTGACCTCTATACTCCGCTACGATATGACGACCTGGATAAAGTGCGGGAGTTGGTGAAAAGTTTGATGAAAGATACAGATGAGATTGTAATGACACGACTGAAAGTTGGAGAACACAAATACTTGAGTAAAAAAACGATGAACAGTATTTTGATGAAGAAGAAAAAGATGATGGAACAGGTAAGGTCTTCTCCTCAGGGCAAACGATGGGTAAAGTTGAACTTTTTAGTTTTCACCGGTGAAACTGTTGAGGATGTATCTATTGTATATGATTTAGATAGTAATAACCCTCTAACACCCGCTAAAGTCCGTGAAAGTATCCAGAGAGACATACGAGATTATATAAAAAAGAAAGATTTATATAAAGCATTGAAGCGAATGAAACTGTTGGCTGATGGTAAGCAGAAACAGGAGATTGTAACTGTCTTGAATGATAGTCGTCTTGGACAACTTTATCTGGCAAGAATACGAGCCGAGAATATTCACAATAGTAAGGTGATTTTACCAAAAGACTATCGGGATGTATCGTTGGGTAATCTTAGACAGGCCATACGGGTAAAACTCTCTCTTCCCTCTTTTGATGTAAAGTACAAGACAATACCCCAGGTGGTCAAACAACTGACGATAATCCTAAACGAGGAGACCTTACCTTTTATCAGTTCTATGTTAGATAGAGATGTTCAACTCACGGGAGGGTGTTGCGATTGCGATGACTCAAAAATCAAGGGAGATTTTACGATTTGACCCCACAATGACCGAAGGAGAACCTGACGATATCACAAACGATGTTCTGCGGGATATCTTCGGTTCTCGTAAAACACAACGTAAAACCGGGATACGAGCAGTACGAAATGAGTTTATTGAAAGTAAGGGAGATTTTAAATCTGCTCCTGCTCCAGAAGGGGATACATACCAACTTATCCCACCGTCATTAACGAGTGAGAGACAGCGTGATGTCTGGTTTGTGTCTGGAAGGTCTGGTTCCGGTAAATCCTATATCTCTGCGGAGTTGTTGGCAATGTATCGTAAGTCGGGACAGAAAGTATTCATTTTTACTGACATACCTGACCCTAAGTTCGGGGATGCGAAGTATCTTGATATTCACACTTTTGTTGGTATATCTACAACCTTTGAGGAGCAGAAACAAACCTATGAAGAAGCCAAGATTAAGTTCAAACATCGCAAGAAAATGTTAGATGACGACGAAGATAAGATTGCTTTGGAAATAGAACTCAGCAGATTAAAGCCTGACCCGGCATTAAAAAAGAGAAAGGAACTAAAGTTCAGCCAAGATGACATCAACAAGATATTTCAGAATAGCGTCGTATTGTTTGATGACTACGAGAATAACACGGATTTAGAGTTAATCTCGTTTTTACGCGATACGCTACTAACGAAAGGCAGGCATTCTCACACCAGTTTAATCATTTGTAATCACCTTACGAACTTCGGGAGTGAAGCACGACTGATTATGGCGGAGGCAACCAACTTCATCTTGTTTGCAAAGAGCACACCTCAGTCTAGGTCATACTTCTTAAAAACATATCTGGATTATGAAAAATCGCATATACGAATGATTAAATCTGCTTTGAAACATAGCAGATGGGTGTCTATTGATAGGGAGTTGGATGTGAATATCTCACAGAAGACAGCGTGGGTATATCACAGTGTATAGTAGAATGCCCCCGAAGCCCCAACTGCGAGAAAGTTATAGGTCGTTATCCCCTGACGAGTTATCATTCTTATGGCAGTCAAAAACTGGTGGAAAGAAGGGGAAAGCACCACGAGTTGTTGAATATGATAAGGTAATAGCCAGTAAATCACTGGATAGTCTGTTTGGACGCGATGATTGCCTTATTTTGTTCTATCCTAACTTTCAAGATGATAGACTTATATCCGGTCATTATGTTGCCCTCATACGACATCCAGAAAGTCGGACAATCTCGTTTTATGACCCATATGGTATTAAACCTGATTCACAGAAGGGCTTTGCTCATAATAGAAGGGAGTTATATCAAGAGCGGGAGAACTCGTTAATCAGGTTGATGTTAGACAGTGGATGGAATATTGACTATTCCAATCATCAGCATCAGTCAAAACTAAAAGGCGTTGCTACGTGTGGGAGGCATAGTTTAAGCCGTTGTTTATACAAGCATTTAACGAATGACCAGTATAACCAACTCATACGATATGCGACCAAGCAACACAAGACGAAGTCAATCGACGACTACGTAAGTAAAACCTGGTCATAGTAGATAATGGCACAGTATTTGTATGTGAATGGTCAAGTCAATGGTAGTAAGGGAGAGGTTGTCCCGGCTACGATTACAATCAACCGGCAGGAACCGATACTGGAAACTACGGACAACACTGTTGTAGCAGTGGAACGGTTCTACCTCCATGGAGCCCGTCTTCCTCTTTTTGATACTCAGGCCAATGTATGGACGATAGGTATACGCCCAACAGCGAATCCTGCTGCTCCAATCGCCTCCTATAATATTGTATGGGATAACTTGGGGACAAACCGTTTGTTTTATGAGCGAGCGGGGAGCGAAGAGGCAGAACGGTATCTCTATGATTATCGTGATGTTGCGACAAGTATTACGAATACCATCGCATTGTTGTGTGGAACTCTAAGCATTCCTTCTGTTGACTTTCCTACTGTGGATTTTGACCTGGACACCAAAAAGTTCGTATTCAATACAACGGATGCTTTTAGGGCCACCTGGGATATGTTTTTCAACGAGCCGATGATGTGGGCGTTAAACACCTTTCCCTTTCATACAGAAACCCCGGACTGGTTCAAGATAGAACCTACGGATGATGTTGAAACACAATCTGTTCAAACTCTGGAGTTCTTGTCTCCCGTAGCGAGAATCGCACTGCGAACCCGGTCGCTCCCCGTATCCTACGAACTCCTACCACCTCCAGTGTCTCCATTTGCCCAAGTGATTAGCGATGCGATAGGGTCATTCCTTGTTGATTATAAATACACGCAGACGAATAACCAAAGTCTTCAAGGGATATTGTATTCTGCTGCGGACGCTGACCATCGTTGGCATAATATGCTGAATGCTTCGCATATCACATCTATGGCTATATCGTTCTTGTGGGTTGGGTACGATAATGTGTTTCACCAGATGACACTTCCACCATCATCATTTGCTGAGGTGAAGATACTATTCAAGAAGGATGCGGTCATGGATGAATAGATACTGTTTTTATTTTTGTATCTCATAGATAGAATAATATGGAAACTTCTAAGATGAACTCCGTTCTTATCGCACCTAAGAACTACCTATGGCATACTCCTGAGAATACCGTCGTTGGGTCTCACCTCGGCAACTCCAGTGATACTCTTCGTGAAATCAGTCCTAACTCTGGCGGGTCGTCTCTGGCTGGCTCTGTTGAGTGGAATACCCGCTTCCCGGATGGTCTTGTTGAGAGCACCCCTCGTCTGCGTAGCGAACTCACCTTTACACTGGGGAATGTGGCCGGGGCTGATTTTGCTGCAAAGAAGGCTACCCTCCAGAACAAGATTGGCGTTTCGTCTTTCCCTCTGAACCGTATGATTGAGAATGCGACGGTAGAACTCAATGGCCATTCGGTAAACACATATGTCTCTCAGTCTGTGGATGCGATTGTTCAGTCCAGCGACCCTATGACACTCGCCCTGATATCCCAGGCCAGTGAGACAGATGATTACGAACGATTTGATAGCCAGCGAAGCAACGACCCGCTTGCTTCGGGTGGGGATGCTACGGACAGCCAGAAGAGCCGCGGCCTCGGGTGTAACTACCTCTCAACAATCACAGATGGTGGTGGGGCTATCGTGATAGTGAAAGTCGTTCTTGAGGAGGCACTAATGTGTGAGCCGTTCCAGTATCAGGAAATACGAACAGCCCAGCCATTCAAGAATATCAACTCCTTTATCCTCAATCTTAACCTGAAGGATATTGCGTCTCGTGTTATCAACCTCGGTTCGTTCGTTCCAGCACCGCAACCCACTGTAACCCTAACGACAGCGAGACACTCGCTACTTATCCGGACTTGGAACCCATCAGTTCGTGAGGAAATCCCCCGTTCTCTCGTATACAACGCACCGAAGGTAGAGCGAAAGTATGTTGGTGGTGTGAATGTTCCTACAGGGGCTACGAATGTCGCAGTGTCCCTAAATAACTTTACCATCAACTCAGTACCTTCAATGTTCGCTATTTGCGTACGTCGTCCGACCGTAGCCAACCAGCCTATTTCTTTCCTACCGATTACCAATGTAGGGATTGATATGGACAACAAGACGGCTCTCCTCAACCAACTTACACCGTATCAGTTGTATCTGCTCTCGAGTAAGAACGGTTATACCAAGAGGTTCTCCACCTTTGCTTCAGAACTTGCGAATCCTCTTGCTGCTGATGCCAACCACGGGTGTGGTTCTTGGCTACTTGTCCGCCCGAGTGATTTGGGTCTCAACGAGGGCACGATGAGCAATGCTGCAAAGATACTGAATGTCCGCTTAGATTTGCGCGTGGATGCTGTTGGTTCGGCGGATGAGGCCTGCGTTCCCGAGGTATACACCATCACTGATAACTTCCTCTACGACCGAGATGGAACGTTTGATGATGTCCGCCCCTCGCTTTCTCCCGAGAAACTCCTTGCGTCTCCAATCCAGTACACCGGGGAAGACCGTTCTCTTAACCGTGTGCTCGGTGGTTCTTGGTGGGGTGATGTCTGGTCTCGTATAAAGCAGATTGTGACTCACCCGATGACGAAGCGTGTTGTAAAGCACATTCGCAACACCCCTGGTGTCGCAAGGTATGTGGGAGATGACACACTCGCTGGAAGAGCCGCGAATATCGTTGGATATGGTAAGGTAAAGAAGGTGAAGAAGGGAGGGGAACTGGTGCGCATGGGTGGTAAGAAACTCACCGCCGGTGAACTCCACACAATGTTGGCTTAGAGGGGAAACTACTTTTCCCCTTAAACCCCTTCCTTTTTGTGGTGTGGGTTGGGGGTGAACACACGTGGTAGCCTGAGACGAGTCTGTTGGAGGAGGTTGATGTGCGGATGTGGGGGTGGCCCACATTTGCTGTCGTACCGTATGGTGGGCGAGCAAATGTGGGCCACCCC